ATTAAACACCACCAATGCCGCGCCAATTTCCTGCACCACTTGGTCGAACGTCGTCCCGTCCTTTAGACGCCATTGCTGCAAATAGCCCGCGTCCCAATTTGTCGGTAGACGAATGACGTTTTTCAAATCCGAGTAGCCGATAGCCATATTCAGAACCTCCTGCGCCGCATGTGCGGCACATCAAATTTTTCATCCGCCGTTACGCCGCGGGTGTGTGCAGCAGCAAAATCGTATCCGTCGCAATCGTCAATCCGATTTGCTTGGACACCGTTCCCGCCGAATCCGCACATTTGCCCGCCGTGTTTGAAACATACACCTTCGTCCCCGGCGTCAGACCCGAAAAGCCATTCACTGCACCGAGCAGCTCCACGCTCACCACATCGCCGCTTGCCGCCGATGTTGCGCCGAGCGAGCCAGCCGCGATGACCATGCCAATCGCAACCGCAGTGCCAGCCGCCGACGCACTCGCTTGCTGTACCTTGCCGTTCGAGTCCACATACACCAAATCTCCGACATTCAGCGTTGACCCTGCCGTAAAGTCGCGGATAACCGCACCGTGTAACGGACGCACGCTCTTTGCTGTCACTGTCAAATCAGCCATTGTCAAACCCTCCCTTGTATCAGTGCGCTAGTGACCCCAACGCACCTAATTCCGAATTCCATAGCGACTAGCAATCTCTTTCTCTTGCTCATCGCTCACTGCCAACCCGCCCTTGCCGCGATTCGTCGCATTGATGTCGCCACCTTTGCCGTCCGAACCCTGAGTCAGGCGCGGCTTGCGTTTCAGCAGCGCTTTGACAGCCTCCTCCGCGCCCACGACCTTGCCATCGTCATTTACTTCCACGTCCGCCAAGTCAATGAGTGCCCAGACATCCTCCAAGTTCTCCTCGGGCACTCCCGCTTTGCGCGCGTGGCTCTCGACGCTCGCGCGAATTTGCTGCCGCGTCATCTGCTCCAAAAGTTGGCTGTTCTTTTTCTCCAGCTCTGCCGCCTGTTGCTTGTATCTCTCAGTCTCGCTCAATTCCGCTTGCCGCTTTTTTTCGTCCTCTGCTTTGCGCATCTCATCTTGTTTCTCGAGTTCCTTCGCGCGCAAGCGATGTTTCTTCGCTTCCGCGTTCAGTTCCTTGATGCGTTCATTCAACGCCGCAATCGCAGCAAGCGCATCGTTCAGCGTTTTCGGCGCAGAGGCCTGCTCATTCGCTCCAACCTCCGTCTCGGAAGTGGTCTTGTCGTCCATCTCGGACTCGAATTCGCCCATCGCGGGCTTTTTATCGTCTGCCATCTCGGCTACTCCTCAAAAATTATGGTGCTTACGATTTCTTTACCGGCGGTTTTTCACCTGCAATGCGATACAATGATTCGGGAGCATCCTCATTCATCTCGCGGTAGAGCGAGAGCAGTTTTCGCGCCGCCTTGCGTTTTTCATCTGTTGGCGCGTTCACCCCGCCGCGCGCTCCCGCCAATGCCGCCGCCGCCGCATGAATCGCATTACGGTTGTACGCGCCACCTGGCTCTTTGATGGGAAGCTTGCATTTGTCCTTCGTCTTGTCGCGTCCTTCATTCAAATCAATCAGACACGCCGCACAAAACGCGTTCGCGTCCTTGTAATCCGATTCGCTGATACTGCCCCACGGCTTGTCACTGAATGCCATGTGACCAACCCTCCTACCTTTCACCGCGCGGTGAAAGGTTCAACGACCATAGCCCTACCCACGCCGACTAGTCGCGTGCGCGGGATGAATTTCCACGCGCGTTCCCGTTTGCGCCCGCGCCTGAATCTCCGCCCGCGCCGCATCACGCATCTCCATTGTCAAATCATCGTCTTTCTCAGAATCCCGAACCAACACCACCGCAGTTCTACAATACGGGTGAAACGGTGGATTTCGCATCCTGTCCGCGTAACGCGGCGTCCCCGTCAATTTGAAATCCTCATTCAACCCCACAACTTGACCATGCACGCGCAGACAACAATCCGTCGTCCGCTCGTCAAGCGCCGCGACCGCTTGTCGTTTGAACACAATTCCACTCTGCTTCGCCGAACGCTCCACCAAACTCGAATATGCCGACAACGCCAGAAATGCCAACCACCGCGTCGCTTCTTGAATCACGCTGCTCGGTCTCAAAAGCCCCGCGCGCGCGTCGTCTCCAAGAATCAGCGAATCATCTACATTGTCACTCCGCACCAACGCCCAAACCGCATTCAATTGCGTATCCAGCACATTCCCCACCGCGCGCAGCGCATCGTCAACAACACTCAAATCAAAATCGCCCAATGAAACTTCCGAAACGCGCTGGATGCCATACAATTCCAATTCCGCCGTTGCCTGCATCGAACCAATCTGAACCGCCTGCTGCGCCGCCGCCCCAACTTCATTCAGCACCGCGCGCCGCAAATGCGCGAGCGTCAATTGCGCTGCGGCCACATCCTTCAACTCACCGCGCAGCGCCTTGCGCGCCACCCGATACGCTGACAGCACTGCCCCACGCGGATGCTCCTCATTCCCCAACCCGTCAAATAATTTTTTCAACTCCGCATTCGTTCGCAGTCCCGCCTTCACCGCGCGCGCATGTTCATCCGCCATTGTTGTTCAACGCCAACTTGAGCATTCCCAATTTCGCCTGATACTCCTCCGACCTAAGCATCTGCTGAATCGTCTCCTCGTCATAATCCGCTTCGCGCCACGCTTGCTCCTGCGTGATACCCAATTTTTCACGCTTGAGCACCACCGTTTCGATGTGGTCTTTTTCATTGCGCGGCTGCGCGTCCGCCCAGAGCGTGGTGAACGCGAACGATTCATCAAAATCTGTATTACCAAATGTGTTCGACAAGCGTCTCGCCATCGCCATGCACCGCGCCCACGCATTGCCAAATGAAACCTGACGTTTCCGCACTTTTGCCAACAACGGCTCTTGCTGCTCTTTCAGCGTTCCCTCTGCCGCAATGTGTCCCGAAAACTGATAGCGACTTGCGGGCGTATCTGTCACCACTGACATCCACATCACCAACTGCTGCAGCACGTCAAGCAGCTTGCCCAAATCCGCCGGGTCAATCGCGCCAAATTCTGCCTCACTGCGCGACTTGGTCGTCCACACAAACCCGCCCGGCTCCACCGCCAACAAATTCGAGCCGTCATCCTTCGGCGCGTTCCCATCCGTCGTCGGAATGAAACCCAGCGCATACAAAATCCGAAACGCCGACGTATCCGCGCCAGCGAGCAAATCAATCAGAGATTTATTGATGGCGTCCTGAAGCGGAATCGCATCCCAATTTTCCGCACGCAATTTCCGATTCCGAAAATGAATCACCGGAATTCCCAACGGCTTGCCATGCTTATCACTCCACACAATCGGCCATGCAGTATCACCATCGTCACGAATTGCCACCCAACGCGCACCGTCCATCACATATTTCTCGACGCGGTCTGGGTAATACAGCGTCATCCGTTGATGCGCGTTCCGTCCATCGGAGTCATCCGTCCACCGCTTCACCGCATAGAGCGGCGCTTGATTGTAATCGTCATCGGGATACACCATCTTCACACCGAAACTATCACCACCAACTTGCGCGTCCACAAAGCGCGGATGCGGTGTAAAACGCGGACGCGCGTTCTCCGTATCCCAATCCACAATCACAAAATGTTCACTCTCGGCGAGCGCGTCCTCATGCACATCGTCTGCCTTCTCATCCATGTCGGATTGCTGCCATACGGTCTGAGCCCACTGCGCCTGCGTAGTTCCGTCGTATTCCGTTTCATCCGCGCACGAAAAACCATTGACGATTAGCCGCTCTGCGACCGCCATCACCACACCGCGACACACATTCATCCGAAACACCGTGCTGGCGTCCACCGCAAGGAACTGTCGCAACCGTTCCGTCAAGAACGTCACCTGCGCGCCGTCGTGATACTGCCGCGCCTTCAAAATCGCACGTTGGCGTGCCATCTCCTCATCGGCAAGAAAATCCAAATACGCCAATTCCGCCGCCGACTTCAAATCCGACGACGGAAGCAACAATTTCGGAATCACAACATTCGGAAACGCCATCAACACCTCAAAAACCTAATGCCCCAGTGACCTATCGCCCGTAACTCACCACGCCCACGCGCTGCGTCTGCTGCCCACTTAGCGCCGCCCACAACGCCAATGCCAGCGAAATCACGCAGTCATCATGTAATCCTTGCGGCGCGCTGTAGGTTGGTCGGCCAGTCTGCGCGCTGCGCTTTTCCTCAAACGCTTCTAATTCGTTGATAGTTTGCGCGTCATTCAGAATCGTTAACTCACTTTTCTCAAAGGCAAGGATTAAGGATTGAATCAATGGCGGTTTGCTCGCTGCGGTTGTCTCAAATGGCACAATGGGCAATCCCTCTTTGGTGAGTTCCTCAATGTTTGGACTGCCGATACTGTTGCTCTCCGCCAAAATGCGCGAGGGCTTCCAACGCTGCGCCATTGCCACAAGCCGCGACCGCTGCACACTCCATGACACTTGATTAAATCTATCCTTGTCCACCTCGCGCTTGCACGTCGCACAAATGCACGTCAACACTGTAAAGTCGTTCATTTGCGCCCAATCCACGCCCATCACGATATGATGATGTTCATGTTCACTTGGCGTGCTGCGCTGTGCGGTGGCGTTCACGCGAACGTTGCGAAATACGCCGCCGCTTTCATCAACATACTGTGCTAAAAACTCTTGTTCAAACGTTTTGCGCGGAAGCGTTTGAAACAAGCGCTCCGCTTCTTCAAAAGGAAAGTGCGGGTTCTCTAATTCATGCGGCGCGCGCACAAGGGTGTTGTCATCAATCCGCACCCCCAATGTTGGCACTTGCCATGCCGCACTATGTTCGCGTTCACTTGCGCCCATCGCCTCACGCCATACCCAATTGCGTCCCTTTGGCGTGAACAGGGCAAGGAACCAACCGCCCGTATCCGCAAGAATCGGCTCTACGACTTCATAGTAGGCATCTGGTTTAATGAGTGACGCTTCATCAAAGATTGCTCCATGAAACGTAAAGCCGCGCGCACTGTCGGGTTCATCCAGCGTTTTGAAGACGATACGTCCATTCGTTGGACTAATCGCCTCGCGGATACCCTCCTTGAATTCAAACACGCCGCCTGCCGCGTGCTTCAATTCCTCCCAACCAATGCGCGTCTGTTCAAAGACTGGCGCGCCCCACAATATAACCTGACCCTTTAGCGCAGCGTCAATGGCGGGATGGAGGGCCATTGTCGTTTTACGCCAACGCCTACCTGCCGCTAGGAATTTGCGACGTGCGGGATGCTGCAAGATGATGCGCTGCCCCGCGTGCGGCATTGGCAAGCGAATGGTATTCGCCCTAATCGGTCTAGTTTTCGCGCCAATCATTCACGTACTCAATCTGCAAGGTCATCGCGCCGCTGTTTTGCACTTCTGTTCGTACAACCGGTTCCCCACTAATCACGAGTGCCAATTTCACCGCTTCTAACAAGTCGCGCGCGTGAACGCGCATGGATGGTTCAATCACAAATTCATCCATCCCCGTTTCAAGGTTCTTTTGCTTCTTGCCTACCAGCTGTTCCCATCCACGCTTGACCATTCCATCCACAACGTTCATGGCCAACTTGCGTCGGTCTGACA